CGCCGTTGCCGCTACCACCACCACCAACACCCGCGCCTATCGCATTTGAAGATACGTTTTCTAATTTTTCTGATAAATTACCGAACAGTTCTTTTTGATCTCCATAAGACTTAGCATATCGTTCTTTATGTTTTATTTCTTCTTGATTATATGCTTCACTGTTTTTATACTCTGTTTTGTCGTATTTTTTAATAACGTCAATTAGAGTTTTTTCTAAATTAGTTCCAAGCTTAGCACTTAATGAATTTAAAGCTTGTGTTTGTAATACCGATTGCTCTAATTGGTCTTTATTATTTAACTCCGCACTTTTAATCAATACATTAATTCGATTGTTTAATACATTGGAATTTTTTTCCATTGCATCCAGCCACTTCTGTGGTATAGGGCCAGTTTCTTTAGGCCTTAATGCTGCCATTAAAGATGTAAGAAATCCCGGGTCGGCTGATTGATCTGCCATACTTAAATACTTAGGTACTGAAGTACCTTAAGGCTTATTGATTAACAATAAACAATGTACTATCTACTAATACAGTTAAATCACTTACTACTTCCCCGGTCTCTACATCTGTACCTGATACAGTTAATAAATCCTTTTGTATGCTTACGTATTTTTCCATGTACTTAAGTACGTCTTGAATTATACTATTTGGCATTTTTTCAAGTAGTGCATGTCGTTTTGCAAACGATAAATTACTATAACCGACTTGTTGTTCTTGATTGTTATAAAAAATGTTAATATCTTTAATAAATTTTGACACTTCACCCACGAAAGCGTCTCCTATTGTTTCAGTAATTTGTGCGCTTAATATTTGCTTATCATTAGCTGTTTTTTCGCGTAGTTGTTTTTCTAAATTGTATTGTTCTATGTATAGAGGAGAACCGACTTGTATTGTAAATGGTACCCCTGTAATAGTATCTGTACCTGGTACGGCAACAACTTTAAACTTGTTAATAATGTCTTGTAAATTGATATTAAATTTACGATTGTTTTGAAATAAAACATACCCGGTACCCGCTGTAGAAACACGCAATTGTACGGCTATAGCTGCTGCATCAATAGTTGTTAATAAAGGCACTACACCCGATTCGATGCAATTTTCTTGTATGATATTATATAATGCAATTGTAAATCTGGTTTGAAATACAGGATTATCAACAGCTGCTTTTAAAATATTTTTCTGTTGACCGGTATTAATGGTTTTAAATTTTACTTCCCTTGTTAAACTCGGTACATACACCGAAACTGTAACCTCGTTATTAATTGTATCCAATACGGATAGTATGTCATTAAAATTACTGCTCATATATAGATTTATGGTGCGTTGATAGGTTATCAAGTAAACTCACTTGGAGAGTTCTTTCCTATATCTAACGGCATACCATTGAATCCAGGAACGGACGTATCTCTACTCTTACTTCCAGAGTTAGCTTCTGATTGCTCTTTTTCTGCTTGCTGTACAAACAATGTCCAATATAATAATTGTTCAGCTGGTGTAATACTATCTACATATTCCGGTGTAAAATTAGCCTTGCTGATTAAATTTAAATTTATTTTATACAAATTTATTAAATCATCATTAAAGATTAGTTTACAAAATTCCAACAATACTTCAGTATTGGTCGACACCGACAGGTTTACAACATAGCTACCTGTATAAGGTGATTTAATAGATAGAAGCTTTGTGTCAGCAAGCGAATCTTCGACACGTGTTAATGATTTGTAAACCTCTGTAGCTAAAGTTAGTGGTAGTTTTTCAACGAGCTCTATTCTTTCTGAAAAAGTTAAACCTTTAAACGATAAAAACTTTTCGTTAACAGTCATACTATCTATACAAGAGGCTAACTGATAACTAAACATTTTTTCGGGTTCTATGTTAATAAAATTAATTTCGTCTATAGCCTTTACTATACTGTGGTTTATAGTTATGTTATTAAAAGTAACTGATTTATTGTAATGTATATTACCAAGTTTAGCTACCAAGTCTTCAATTTTAATAATATATTCAAACTTTTTCTTGGTATCGTTACAAACAGCTTCTAATTTAAGATCCGGACTTATACAGACTGATCGTATATTAAGCAATAGTATGATCTTATCTACAACGTTAAGTCCGTCCAGTAATATCCCGGGAGAAACGTGTTCAACTACTTGGTTTAAATGGTGTAAGAACTCTGTTGTATCATTGTTATAAAGGGATTTAACTAAGTCTTTATATAACTTAGCATTAACCTCTTTTACCCAGATTTTTTTATAATTAAATCCAGGTAACTTAATTCCATACGTAAAAGCCATTATATTGACTTACTATGTAGTTATTTTTTACCAGCTTTAACATTGAAACCGTTAACAAGACTATTGTTATAATTATTTAACATTGTATTATTATAATCTAAAGGTGTCTTACCAGGGTTGGCAGCAGCATTATTAACGTTTGAAATAAACGCATTATTTGCAGCCGGAGTTTTGTTTGTAGTGGCTGGTGCAGTAACAGGTACGTTACCTGATTGATTTGGGTCGTAAGATATTCTATAATTATTAAATACAAACCTCACACCTTCTATTCTTGCATCAGATTTACCATACGCATATGATGATTCGTTAATTGAAACAGGGGCACAGGCGTTAAATTTAAATACTCTTCGAATACCTGCATTTGTTTTATTATCATTTTTATCGAAATGATATACCGAAATAGGTATTTTTACATTTTGTAAAGAAGTAGAAGCACGAGAAATTAAACCATAATGGCCCACCAGCGTAATCCATGGACGTATTACAAAGTCAATAAATGATTTATTAGTTTCTAAAAAGCTAATAGTTAATTCACTGTATTTAATACGCATATTCGTGGTTACCCCTCCCACTAAACCACCTGCAGGGCCTAATAGAGGGTCTGTTCTTTCTACCCCTACACTCTCTCCTGGTATGTTAATTCCATTAGCAAATAAACATATTTGACCGCCAGCTGGACCATGTACTTGATTTTGTATTTCTTGTATTAAAGCACGGCTGACGTTTTTAACGTCCCAATTTTCTTCAAAATTTACCCATGGGTTTGCTTTTGAGTCTGTAAACACTGGGGGTAAACTTTCAAAATGTATAAGAAAGTTTGAATCAACCGGTATTTGAGTGTTAGGGTTGCTTAAAAATTTTACAAACATGTCAACTTCGGACATGTTGACTTGATTGTTTGCCTTTGGCCCTATTATGTTAGCCATTATCTACCCCCTAAACCACCAATTAAACTATTAATAGTTTTATTGACAAGTTTGTTAGCGACATTACCTACTGCCCCGCCGATCGACCTACCAAAATTGTTACCTAAGCTCAATCCAGACGCAACACCTGAATCAGGTCCTGTTGTCCAGTACTGATATGCAATAGATGCACCAACTTCCTGTATACCACCTGACTTCGTTAAGTCATATGCAATATCATCAATTTTAGTAATGAACGCACCTAATAATGTGTATACTTTAATTTCATTCAACGTATCATCGATTAATGATAATCTAATTATGTTGCTATTTAAATCTCTTGGTTCCATATTACCTACAGATTGATTTTCATCAAACGTATTAGTCATAGAATCTTCTAACATTGATCTTAAATTGTAATCTTGTGTGCAATAAAACTTAACTGCCCAATTTGCGTTGTCAAACTTTACAGTGCCCGGTATTTGAAAATCTAACCCCATAAAAGGAGCAGTAGTCGTGTTAATTGATTTACCAGGAAGGCTTGCTGTTTTTAAAAACACTAAATCAGGATCTTCAAGCTGTACACCATTAACATTAAACGTGGTTATTCTGAATTGAAAATCACGTGCAAATCCAACATTTGTTGCCTGTTGGTAAAAATCTGCTATTGTTTGTCCTGTTACTGATGCCATATATATACTTATGTTTGTTATGTCAATATATCTTCTGATGTCATATACTGAAAACCGATAGTTGCAGTTAATTTTGCTATATCTGCCCCTGACTTTGTTTCATATGTTATAGTACCAGTATTCTGTAAAAATGCTCCAACTAAAAAGTATTTACGTATTACTTGTGGTTCTGTTGAGGCATTACTTCCCTGAAACAAATTACCTGAATTAGAAAGCAAGTTTAATTCAATTTTACAATCCCACCAATTAGGTTTTTGTGATACGGAAGTGTGCTCATTAAATGTATCTACAGACCATTTCTCTAAAACATTTCTTAATATATAATCTCTATCACAGTAAAAAGATACATCCCAACTACCGGCAGCTTCAGGATAGCTTGCTACCATTGGTATGTTGTATTTAAAGGACTTAAAATCAACAGTTGTAGTGCTAATAACACGAGATGGTACTTTACCGTCTTGAGCATAAAGAAATAAATTATCTGTGTCAGACGAGGGCTTATATACATCGTCTGCTCCGTTCCTTGTAATTGCATTTATTCTAAACAAGTTAGTACGAGCAAATCCGCGCTTAGTAGCGGTTTGATAAAATGAGGATATACCCGTGTTTGCCATCATTAATACTTAATGTATAGACATAAAAAAAGCCCTGTTTTTAGCAGGGCTTTGTATATTAAAGCTTTATAACTTATACGTGTCTCCAGTATTGGAAAGCTAACTTAACCGTAAATGCTTCTGTTGGTTTACCAGCACCAGCATTATCATAACCAATTGAGCCAATAGATACTGGATATACACCGTATAGTTTATAGGTGTTAAGTACGTTTTGACTTTCATCGATTAAATCAAGTTGAATTAGTCTATCTGGACCGCGTAGTGAGAGGTTACCAGTGCTTGTAGCATCGTCAAATACATTGTTAATTTGCCAATCTTCAAGCTTTTTACGAATAACGCCTTTAAGGTCATTATAGAACTTAACTTCCCATCCTTCTGAACCTGTATAATCAACTGTACCAGGCACATTGAACTTTAGTCCCATGTAAGGTACCTGTTGGTTTTGAATTGTACGGTCCGGAAGATTTTTTGTTGTGATATAAACGAAATCATCTTCGTTGAACGTATCTTGACCAATCGAACGCACTCTCATCATGAAATCACGAGCGAAACCGCGTTCTTGTGCTACCCTGTAGAAGTCTTGTATTGTCTGTGCCATGTTAAATATTTAGGTTGAGATTATAATAACTCGTTAAAGTTTTGCGATGTCTTAGTAGCATAGAAGTTTACCAAGATAAACTCTGCTGTACGAACTGGCTTAATATAGATGTCAACAACTAATGTGTTATCGTCAACAACGTCAGGCGTGTTGTTCGTAGAATTACATACTATTAAGTAATCGTATAAACCTTGAGTGTTTTTAGCTAATTCAAATACAGGTGTTAATGTGTTAATAACTCTGCTTTGTGTGAATGTTGTATTAGGTTCAAACACGAAGTATTTTAATGTTTGTAATGCAGACTTTTCTAAGAATAAGAATAGACGGCGAACATTAATACGGTCAAACGCACTTGGGTTCTTCATAAGCGTCTTTTGACCGAATACTGTATAACCTTCATTTGGGAAGTATACTACAGGATTAAGAGCTACTTTATAAAGTAAGTCGCGTTGTTTTTGCTGTGGGTTAACACCGATGTCAGCAAGACCGTTAATAATACCACGGTTTAAACCAGCTGGTGCAGTCCAGAAATAATTATTAGCATCAGATGCTGTAATCATTGCTGCAGCAAAACCAGAGAATGGTAACCATACACCTTGGTTAGTGTAAGTGTCTTGAACCTTAGCCCAGTTAGCATATGCTGTAGCATAGCTTGTATTGAATGAACCGTAAAGGTTACGTAGAGGCCAGTAAATGTTAGACGAGAAATTATTTGCCTTGTTGTCAAGGGTCTTGTAATTTTTACCTGTTACGAATACATGACGTAATGGGTCTGAAATAAAGAGGTGATCTTTACGACGGAATTGAGCAAACTGCACGAACTTGTTTGTGATGTCAACCCAAGCATCAACTAAATCGTTGCTTACTGGATTACCATCTGAAGCTGTAAGTGCTGCTAATTCTGTTGTTAGTTCTGCCCATACTGCAGTGTCATCATACTCTGTACCAGCACCTTCTACTGCTTGTACAGCAGCAATTGTTGATAGACCAGCATCAAGTGTGATATCGACGTCTACTAACTCGTTGTTTTCAGCAGCATTGAGAACGTAGTCAAGTTTTGAACTTACATCGCCAATAATTTTTGCACTATTAAGTGGTAAGCTGTCTGAATATACGCCTAAAGCATAAAGCGAGTTAGCAGGCATAAACGAACCATCTGCATTAGCAAGATAAGCTGAAGCTACTGAGTAGAATGTATCACCGTCAGTACCAGTTGACTCTTTAAGTACTCTTACTGTCTTTGTCGAGTTACCGTTGTTGTCAAGCCAATTTACGAAAGAAGAAATATTTGGGTTAACATGTACTTCAATTGTGCTCGAGCTGTTGTTAGCAACAGTCTGTATAAAGCTTGATTGAGGCGTACCACCATTAACGTCTTGAACTGTACGATTTACATATAGTGAACCTGCATAACCTTCTTGCAATACATACTGTAATGTGGTTGTATTAATCGAGAACGGTGAAGGGCGTAATTTAAATAATGATAAGATTAATGAATCGCTATAACCTGTTTGAGCGATATTGTAAGTAGGAATGTTTTCAATATCGTGAGAAAGACTATTAATTTCTGGTAATGGTGCAGCACTTAGTGTGAAACCAATACGAGTTGTTGGAACTGTAATATAAACAGATGAATTAGTATCTGCATACTCACCATCAACAAAGTATGTGCTACCAATAGTTTGTACTGTAACCGCATCATCAAAGTTAGATGTAGGATTATTGCTTAAAGCGTCAGCTAAGTTAAGATAATAGCCTTCGAAATTTTCGTTAATTGTTGTTTTAGCTGTGTTAACAACAACGATACCAGCATTACCGAGATCGGTAACTACGTTTGAGCCGGAAACAACAAAGCTACTTAAACCTACATTACCTGTAGTAGCAGACCAGTTGATACCACCTTGAGAAATTTGTGTGTATTGATCTGAAGTTAATGCAACTAATGCAGGGGCACCAAAATAATAACCCTGAGCTGAGCTCAATGGAATTGTACCCGCTGTAGCAGCTGTAGCTGGATATGTCGTTGTATTGCCAGGAATTGGTAATACTGGAAATGCTAATGCACTATAATTGCTTGCTGTACCTTCACCTGTACCATCCCCGTAAGGAATACGAACTGCTTTGATCGTTGGATTATTACCAGCTGTAAATAACTGATTTACCGCATAATAAAAATAACGTTCCGCTGCATTTGTAGGTGTACCGAAAACGGTTTGAAAATCGCTAAGAGAAGCCAACTCGACAATTTCATAAGTTGGGCCTTGAGGCGCAAAACCGGTTACTAAAACATTAGTACCGACTGGAGTTACTGCTCTTGTAGATAAATCAATTTCACGAATTTCTACACCTGGAGATTGGATAGTGCGTGTGGATGCCATAATAGTTAAGTTTCTATTATTATTTAGGAGTTTTTAGCTCTGAAACTTAGACTTTATTAAAGTAATTGAGAGTTTAACTGGCTAAATGCGAATGTAAAAGAAGATTCTATCTGCTCTCCATCCCTGTAATTATAAGTAATTTCTCCAAGATTTGTAATAAAAGCTTTTATGTAATCCCACTGTATTACTTTGTTGTTATACTCATCTAAACCGTAAACAGTAATATTGGTTTGATAGTTATTTAAATCAGCAATTTTTTCTGGAGATATTAAACCGTCGTAATTGTATGTACTTTGACTTGAATCATTGATAACATTTAACCAATACCACAATACCCACCAGTTATTAAATCCATTGTCAACAGTAAAATTAACTGTTATTGGTTTATAAGCTGATCTTGTATAACTTGTAAATTTAGCAGTTTGAGCAGAGTACGGTATATCTACTTCTGCTACAACTGTTTCAGGTACTACTGTACCGTAAATTGAATACTGTAAAGAGTCTAAATTAAGAGAATTAGATGCTCGACTGTTTTGATATGTTTTGTTGACAGTCTTTAATATAGGTGGCAAGTTCAAGACAAGTAAAAACTTGTCTTTTCTATTTTTATTAAGAATCGATTGCTGAACTGTATCGCTCATCTAACACTTACTTACGGAAGTGTTTGTTATTGATAATGTAAAATTCCTTAATAACGCTTTGTTCAGCTGCTACTTTTTGTGTATTAGCAGGTGTAACCTGATTCATTATCTGACCCGCAGCAGGCTTTTTTCTTGCGTTATCGTTTTGAGCTTTTTCAATTTCAGCTAATTTATTCAGTGCATAGTCAAGAATACCTTTACGGTCTCTGCTTTGTACTTTGCTGAGTTGTGCTGCTACAGCGTCTATAGCTTTTTTAGCATCCCCCACATTAACACGACCACTACCTGCAGGTGCTGGTGCAGCAGGTGCTGCAGGTAGTGGTGCGGGTGCAGCTGCTGGAGCTGGAGTTGCAGAAGCTGTATTAGCTGTCGGTGCTGGTGCATCTGCTGCAGGTGCTGTATTAGCAGCTGTTGCAGGTTTACCGGTTTGATTTAAATTCTTGTTTGTAATATCACCAGCTAAGCCAGTGTTTTGTTTTGCTCCTTGATAACCGTATTTAGCACCAGCTTTAAAGCTATGACCAAGTCCTTGTGCAGCACCACCAACAGCACCAACTGCTTGACCTAAGCCATTTGCAGTAGCGCCCGCAACTTGACCTACAGCTGCAGGTACATTAGCTAAACCATTAGCTAATTTAGTGCCATATTTCTGTATACCGCTTTTTAAATGTGAGCCTAATTGACTAAGAAAACCAGGTTTCTTTTTTTGAGCTCCTGCTAAAGGGTATGTGGAATTTGCACCTGCAATATCAGAAGGATCCCCATTTGGGTTTACGTCTTCGTCTTCGAGTTTTTCTTCTTCTTTCTTTTTACCACGTGCAAAAGATTCAAATGCTAAGCAATAGTTTTTATCGCTTGTAGTATCTAAATGTTTTAAAACCTTTTCAATACACATTACTGTGAGTTTGATATCATTATCTTGCTCGTCTGCGTTTTCTTCTATAATTGAGCGACCACCTTGACGTGATTCTATAGCATGCTCAAAAGCCAAATATGTACTTTCAGGCAGTACCTGTGAAATAATATTAAACTCTTTTAAAATAGTCTCAGGAGAAGAACTCTCTACGAGTGATTCAATTGAATTATTTTCTTGTACTACGTTATATTTTTCGGCTAAAAGCTTTACGTTTGGCATAATGTATCTTAATACTTACGCAAATAGAACGTATTTCTCTGTGAATCAAATCCAATCTCTATATTACTTGTACTAAGCTTACGAGGATGACCGGATTTAATTTTATTTATATCCAATCCATAACGCATGATAATTTCATTAGCTTTATTATGGGTTATCGGGCCAGCTCCAAATTCCTTCTTTTTAAGGTTATGTACTGGTACAGTATCGTCTTTCTTTTTCTTGTGCATTTGAGCTACTATACCAATATTTCTAATTTTATCAGAACCCAAGCTACCTAATTTACTCATACCCGCACCGAGTTGTTGATGGCGAGGACCTCGTTTATTAGTAATACCCATAAACGATTTAAAATTCATTTCCTGTAAACGCTGTACACTATCTAATGATAATTTCTTATCTTTCTTTGCAAGTATACCTTGTACAAGTCTTTCCACGTCTCCTGATCTACGTAGTTTTTTGAAAGCAAGGTTTTCAGGTGAAAACTCTCCACCTTTGTCTAAACCAGCTTTTCTGAGTTCCATGAACTTTTCTTTAGCTTTTTCAGCACATTCTACATCACATTCATCACTTAAAGCAAAATTAATCATATCTAACATCGCTTGTTTCTTTTTATCAACAAGTGAAAGATCTATTTCTGCTTTTTCTTTAGTTGCGTTTGGTTTCTTTAACCAATCATCGTTTTTAAGGGAATACACTCCAGTAGAATGGTGCGGTTCATTTATATCTTGTATATAAACCTCTACGTCATAACCTTTTATAGTAATATCACGTGTTGTGTTCCAAACTGTTTTTTTAGCATTAAAATAGTCTTTAAGTAATTCAGTCTCAACTTTATACTCAGTAAAATCTGTGATAATGTGTAAATCAAAATCACTATACTTTGTGTAGTTAAAGTTTGCTAATGAACCAGTTAAAGTAATATCTTCAACATCAACTTCAATATCAATTGTATCTAAAAATGCTTGAGCAATTTCCAGGAGCTTATCTTTAATTTCTGGCTTTAGCTTGCCATTTTCCCACAATTGCGGGTTAAGCTCATTATGAAACTCAAACGTAAGGTTCTCCATGTAAGTTATTACTTACTTAAAACTTATAACTTAGCCTTGTAAAAAAGTCTCCAATAAAGTACAAAGCTTCGTGTATACGTCTACGTACCCAACGTACTGGTTTAGTATAAAAGAAATATCTATTAACCCAGCGACTTCTTTCATATAGCATTTCTGCTTTTACTTGATTCCATTTCTCAATACGTTCAGTATTGTCTACCTTTTCAAACTTAGATACTTCAATTACATCGATTTGCCCTTTAGTGAATGTTGCAGTAAACTCTACCCAACAATCATTATTACCTATTTTTTCATTTGGTACATATTCGTAAAATTTAAGGTTACCATGGTAATTTTGATCTTCCCAATTCTTTTCGGATACTTGCAAAAGCAGTCTACCGTTTTCGATTTTGTAATTAGCTAAACACTCTATTAACCCCTTAGCTTGAAATGACGTACAGTTATTGGGTAATCCCTCTTCCCACATTTCGTCTGTCCAAGGCAATTTATCTTTTACTGTTATTGTATCAAACATTCCCATACAGTTAATATAGTGTATTTTTGCTAATAATCCATAAGTATTTAGTCTATAGTATGCCTAACGAACTCAAACTGTTATCAGAAAAATATACTCAAATATTTAAAGAATATGATGCTTCGTGGTCAACCGGTGGTATGGGCGGAACAGCCTATGCAGGTAGCGAGCAAATGGCAGAAGATGAAGAAAGTGCATTAGACCCACTACAGCCAAGTACAGCTTTAAGTTCCCAACTCGTTGGTTTATTTGATCCGGTTACTTCTGAAGAAAAGAAACAAACCGATGAAGCTTTAAAAGAACTCGAAACAGTTTTAAAGAAAATTACAAAAGATATAGAAAGCTGGCAACACAAATACACAAAGCTCGGGGCAACCGATACTGTTTCAAGAGAACAATTATTTCAATATATAGCTAAATCAGTTTTAGGTATAAAAAAATTAGACTGATATGTTTTCATTTAAACAATTTTTTCTTTTAAATGAAGGTGGTGCTGGTGGACATATGCTACACCCGCTCAACTTACCTGAAATTAAAACAGGTAAAGAGCTTTTAGAATTATATGAAAAGTCAGCTCATTATCTTGCACTAAAAGGTGCTCCGGTTAAAATTGATGGTACTAACGTTAGTGTGCGGTTAGTAGATACTGAACACGGTAAAGAGTTTGCTATCTACAGGGGCGCTAAAATAGACATGGAAGGACCTCCCGCTACACTCTCTTATTTAAATACCCGTTTTGCGGAAAACCCAGGTGCAATTAAATCATACGAGCAGGTATTAAATATTTTTAACAAAGCCTTACCACAGACAACAAGAGAGCTGAAAGAGTTAGGCTTGTATAATGATCCAAATATTTTCTTTAATACTGAATTTGTAGCTGGTACTTCTAATATAATAGGGTACAATAATAAATTTTTAGCTATTCATTATCCTGCTAAAATTACAGAAAAGTTTAGCGCTAAAAAAGGTACAAAGAGTTATGGTAGTGAGCATTTACCTTTTAATGCTGATGTTTTAAATGCATATGCTAAAAAAGTTAATGCAGTAGCACAAGAATTTGGTTTTAATGTTATACACCAGTCATTAGCTAAAATGACTGGCAAACCTGATTTTAATGCAGCGCTAAAATCAGAATTAACTATTAATGGTAAAACTAAAACGTTAAAACAGTGGTTAAGTACAGCTGTTAACCCGGTCAATAAAATAATTAAAAAATTGGGTGGTGCTAAACCAGTAGCTGGTATTAATCAGGCTCTGTATTTAGATATAGTACAAAATGGTGTTGATATTAATAGTATAGTTGCTCCGGAGAGTTTACCGGTAGCTACAAACTGTATTGTGTTTTGGCATGCAACAAGATTACTCGGTAAGGCAATACTTGATGCAATGGATTCTGACTTAGGTAAACCTTCTCAACAAGAAGGTGTTGTTATAAACAACCCAGCTGTATCAGCTTATCAATTTAAAATAACAGGCGACTTCTTTGTAAGAAACGCTGAAGCAAGCCCCTACAGAAAAGAACCTACTGGCCCTATTAAAACAGCTGTCATAACTTATGGTAGATTTAATCCGCCAACTGTTGGACATCAAGCTTTGTTACAAACACTATCTCAAACTGGTGCTCAAAATAAAGCTCAATTAACAGCTATATTTCCTTCTCATACAGTTAATAAAGACAACCCATTACCTTTCGATCTTAAAGCACAGATATTACAAACCATATCCCCTAAGAACGTTCAAGTACTACCAGACGGTAAGACACTATTCGCAGCGCTTAGTTTCTTAAGTAAAAACGGATATAATAGGGTTATTCATATAGCTGGTTCAGATCGTTTACCTGAATATGAACGTTTAGTTAAACAATATGTAAACAAACCAGATGCTCATGGAGATATTGCATATAATATACCTGATTATACATTTGTAAGCTCTGGTGATAGAGATCCAGATGCTGAAGGTGTTACCGGTATGAGTGCTTCTAAAGTAAGAGCAGCTGCTCGTGCTAATGATTATAGAACATTTAGTGCAGGTATAGTTCAAGGCTTACCTGAACAACTAAAACAGTTAGTATTCAACACTATTAAAAATAGTTAAATTTAATTTAATTTAAACATAAAAAAAGGCTAACGTTCTCGTTAGCCTTTTTAATTTTAAGCGACTAATTCTTATTTGAATGTCGCGACTGAAGCTAATGCAAGGTATGTGCTTGCGCCTGTCTTCGTTAACGATACTGTGTATACGTCAACCGAATTTGCGTTACCGGAACTTGGAGCTGTACCACCTTGCCATTTTGGCGTTACTGCACTACCGTCAACTTGTAGAGCTGTCTGATAGTAAGGTGTATTGCCGTTAGTTGTAAGTAGCGCAATTGTAATTGTCTGACCCGTCGACATTATACTGTTTAGTGTAGTACCACTGTTACCACGAATATTTAACGTCCAATTATTAGCATTACTATTTGTGTAGTATTGTATACCTTGTGTTAATACATCGAAGTTAGTTGTAGCTGCAGGAGCTGAAGCTGTATTTGTTGTACCTTCAATTACTGAGTTTTCAGTTACATAACCTGTTGCTGTAATATTAGCAAACGTTACATTACTTGTAGTATTTAAGGTTTGGTTAGCGCCAGGTCCCGAATAACCGGAAGTACCAGAGAAGCCACTATAACCTGAAGTACCACTAAAGCCGCTATAACCAGATGTACCAGAATAACCTGATATACCAGAGTAGCCTGAAGTACCGCTAAAGCCTGAGATACCACTGTAACCACTGAAGCCGCTTATACCACTGTAACCGGACGTACCAGAGTAGCCTGAAGTACCGCTAAAGCCTGAGAAGCCAGATGTACCAGAGTAGCCTGAAGTACCGCTAAAGCCACTATAGCCTGATATACCGGAATAACCTGATATACCGCTATAACCGCTAAAACCGGAAGTACCGCTAAAGCCTGAGTAACCAGATGTACCGCTGAAGCCACTAAAGCCTGATGTACCAGAATAACCTGAAGTACCGCTAAAGCCTGAGAAGCCAGAAGTACCAGAGTAGCCCGAAATACCAGAATAACCGCTAAAGCCGCTATAACCTGATGTACCAGAGTAGCCTGAGAAGCCACTATAACCGGAAGTACCACTAAAGCCACTATAGCCAGAAGTACCAGAATAACCTGATGTACCCGATGCACCAACTGCACCTTCATAGATACCTGTTACAATGTTACTGTAGTGTTGAGTGCCAAGGTAAGCAAAACCAACTGTTGGATCAGCACTTGCACCGTTAGAAGCAAACACTCTGTATACTAATCTATCAGATGTACTACCTAACGAAATAGATTGAGATATATTATAACGAGTGGTTTGTAGTATAGGGCTATTTGAAGCTGTTAACTTATCGCCTGTAGCAGAGAACAACATTGTTTCTGTACCACCAACAGCTCTATCATAGATAGCGTGCGTTAATGTAACGTTGCTTGTATCTGCACCTGACAATGTATAGTATGCATTAAACAACCATGTACCAGGTGTGATCACTAATTGATCTGGACCACCTACTGGTGAAACCATTTGACCTAATACACCGAGGTTTTCATTAGCACTTAATGTATAAGCATATACTGTTTCAGCACCTGAAGCAGGTGTTATGCTCATTAAACCATAATATGCACTAAACTCTGAAGGTGTACTTGTTGGGTAATATGTTAAACCAATTGCAGGTGCACCAGAATAACCAGATATACCTGAACCAGAATAGCCTGAAGTACCGGAGTAGCCTGAGAAGCCGCTATAACCGGAAGTACCGCTATAACCGCTCCAACCTGATGTACCGGACCAACCGCTAAAGCCTGAAGTACCGCTAAAGCCGCTATAACCGGAAGTACCAGAGTAACCTGATGTACCAGAGAAGCCCGAGAAACCTGAAGTACCAGAATAACCTGATATACCACTGTAACCGCTAAAGCCGCTAAAGCCTGATGTACCGCTATAACCTGAAGTACCACTAAAGCCCGAGAAACCAGAAGTACCGCTATATCCTGAAGTACCGCTAAAGCCTGAGAAGCCAGATGTACCAGAGAAGCCAGAAGTACCAGAGTAACCACTAAAGCCGCTTATGCCGCTAAAGCCAGAAGTACCAGAGTAACCTGAAATACCGCTAAAGCCTGATGTACCACTATAACCTGAAGTACCACTAAAGCCCGAGAAACCAGATGTACCAGAGAAGCCAGATGTACCAGAATAACCACTGAAGCCAGAAATACCAGAGTAGCCTGAAATACCAGACCAACCTGAGAAACCAGAAGTACCGTCATTACCAGCAAATCCTTGTACGCCAGGATCACCTTGAGGACCGCTGTAACCAGAATAGCCTGAGAAGCCGCTAAAGCCTGATGTACCACTATAACCAGAATAACCTGACGAAGCAGAAGCACCGTTAGCGCCAGAGTAACCAGAATAGCCTGAGTAGCCTTGCAAGTTTGCGCCACTCATTGAAATTGTACCTGTAACTTCGAAGTTACCGTCAAAGTGAATTGTGTTGCCTACTTGTGTTACTAAGCTATTACCAAGTGTTTGATTACTTGTCCATAATGCAAGGTAACCGCTTGTACCGTTGTTTGTAGAACCGATTTGAGTTGCTGGATATTCAACTACAACACCTGTTGAATCGCTTGTAGCGATTAACATTGGCTTAATGAACGAGCCACTTAATGAAGGAGCTGTATCTGTTAATGCACCAGCTGTTTGATCAGATAGGTAATAACCGTAACCATCTGTTAAACCAGAGAGGTTTGAAATTTGACCGTTGTATACGATTGTAAACTGACTTCCTGTTGCGTCTTGTACGATACCAATTGCATCAACAGTAGAAATACTGTCTGCTTTTGCACGTAGGTACGAACCACTCTGATCTCTGTAAATTACAGTACCAGGTGTAAAGTCGTTTGAATATGGAATTGTTAATTGTAATGTTGCGTCAGCACCACTGATACCAGACCAACCAGAGTAGCCTGAGTAACCAGAAATACCTGACCAACCGCTAATACCGGACCAGCCGCTATAGCCACTGATACCAGAGTAACCTGAAATACCAGACCAGCCAGAGTAACCGGAAATACCAGATATACCTGACCAACCGCTAATACCGCTAAAGCCGGACCAGCCACTTATGCCAGACCAACCGGATATACCAGACCAGCCTGACCAACCTGAAATACCGGAGTAGCCAGAAGTACCGCTGAAGCCGCTAATGCCAGACCAGCCGCTATAACCGCTAATACCAGA